AGCAACTAGAAACTTTTTATTATCTACATAATGTGGTTTCAGTTTTGCCTTACTTGTTTTTGTTTCACTCATAATTTATCTTTCTGATTAATATAACTTATTATATCATTTTTATAGCAAGATGTAAAGCAGGTTGTATTAATTATTTTATTTTATCATTTGCTTGACAGTCCTAGGATCTATGATATAATGACTATGTAGTCGCTTGGGGAACCACCTTAGCTACTATATCTTAATGAATAGTTTTCTTCTGAAATAAATCAATTAAATCTTCTTCTGACCAACCCATATCTCTTTGGTCGATCTTTTGCATTTGATCCATCTGATCCGCCAATGCATATATCTTATCCATCTCTTCGGCAGATAACACAGGTTTAGCGTCTTGCTTTGACTTTAGTATCTTATCTAATATGACTTCGTAATAATGTGATATGTGAGTGTCCGCTTGAGTAATTACTAAAACTTTATCTTTTGGAATAACAAAGGTCTTATCATCTGTGAAAGATATCCAAGGTTTCAAAGTAGTATCTTCCTTAGAGCCTACCTCTGTTTGTCTTTGTATCGTGCATAGTTCTAATGCGTTTGTAATTCGCAAGAAATCTTTATCAACAACAATACTACCCATGATAGTAGTACCATCAGTTAATTTTACCATACGATAATCTCTTTCCTTAACAGTATTCATTTTAATCCTTTAAGTTAATATTATGTATCTCGTAATCAAACTCTTCCTCTGTGTATATATTTATTCTTTCCTGAAAGTGCTTCAACGTATAATTCTCTTTAGACTTATAAATTAAATCATCCGATATATCATATAGTGTTGCATTTACTTTATTATCACCTAGCCTTAAACCTCTACCGATTGATTGTAGATTTCTTATTCTACTCTTTGATGGACTTGCAAAGATTATATTATGTAGATTCTTAATGTTAATACCAGTAGAGAAAGTACCGTAACTTGCTACAATAATAGCATTATCTTCTTTCTCAACTATTGCCCTTGCCTTCTCTCGTTCTTCTGTATCAACTCCGCCATATATATAAAATATCTTTCGACCTTCTTCTGCTTTATCTTTAATGATTTGCTGTAAGTTCTTACCATGTTTCTCTACAAGTTGAAATAATATTAAAGTATTACCTTTGAGTTTAAGTGCTAGATTACGAATGAAATTATTTCTAGGTGTACTACTTACAAGATAATCTATCTCGTCTTGATACTTACCTTTCGATACAATTTTACAATTAGCCTCAGTATGTTTTAATATTAAACATCTCACAACCAGATTACTTAACTGATTCTTATCCATAAGTTTTTTAGTTGTAGTTACCTTATTGACAGCGCCGAATAATCCTTCTAATACTAACTTGTGTGTATGAGCGCCGTCTAATGTTCCTGTAAGACCTATACGATATTTACAATCAGTAAGCTTAGTCATAATCTCTGTCAATGATTTAGATTTAAATAGATGTGCCTCATCACCAAATACAACACCGAATTGTTCAAAGTATTCTTTAGGTAATTTATATAGACTTTGCCATGTAGATATGAGTACTTTCTTATCTGTTTGATTTGAATAACCACTATATAATCTGTGGCAATTCTTCTTTACATTCCAACCATATGATTCAAAATCTGTGTACATCTGCTCAACCAGAGAGGTTGTAGGTACGATTAATAGTATTCGATTGTTAGTATCTTCCTTGATTAGGTGAGTGTAGTATCGTATTAAGGAATATATGATGAATGACTTACCGGATGCCGTAGGACTCACCAGAAGCGTCCTATTGCGTTTTAAACTATGAAATATGGCGTCTATCTGATAATCTCTTGCCTCAAATTTTTGACCTAAACTATTAGAAAATTTTGTGACAACTTCTCTATCAACCTTGTTATCTATCTCTACATCTTTACCAGCAACTACAACATATCCTCGTTCTTCAGCGAATGCTTTAATGTATGGATATAGACCAAAGTATATCTCTTTTGTCTTCTGTGAGAACAATCTTATCTTACCATCCCACATTCGATTACGAAATGCCGGCATGAATTTATAACCTGGTACATAGAAAGTAAAGAATTCAGATATCTCTCGCTGTACGCCAGAGTCGCAGTCCACCGTAATGTAAACTTCGTTCTTCTTTTCTATGATGATGAGGTTAGAATTGTCCTGATTGTATATCATATAAATGTATGTTCAATGTTTTCATACTTATATTTATACGTTAAATAAAAGGCTTACCTACGACCCAACCTACGAGTGCTTTTCTAATGCCTTTAGTAACTTTATTTACTTTATGCCACGTGTGACTAGGAAAGACAATCATCTCACCTTTTTTAAGTGCAAATGATTTTACTTTTGTTTTTTCTGAAATAGGATGTGTTTAGCATATACTAAAATCACCACCCTCATACTCGTCATTTAAACATAATGTAAAACTTAATTTTCTAATCATGCCATTGTGATAAGGTTTGCTATGATTATCTATATGCCAATCATAGTAATCATTTTTTTGATATACTGTATATTGTGCTGGTTCAAATTCGTGTAATGAAAAATTATATAATTTATTTGCTGAGTCAATGCATTGATGTAAATGATTAGGAAATTTCTCGTCTTTTAACCATGATACTTTAGAACTTCTATTTGCATTATTACCATCTTTTATTTTTGCGTTTGTAATATTTAATGCGTCACCTGTTTTGATTATATCATCACAGAAATTATGAGTTAAAGTTATGTGAAAAGGATTATATTGCACCGCTAGTAAACTTTTTCCATTCAATAGCGTTCTTGATTAGGAATGTTCGATTGTTTATACTTCTTAAAACTTGTTCAAGATACTTAACTATTTGATTTTGATAAGCAACTTTTTGATCTGCTCTTTGTAAATCTTGATCTGAATCCATGTAGATATGTACATCTGATTTCAATACTTTTATATCAAAAGGTTTTAATAGATATACAGCGGCGTCTGCCTTACCTGTATAGTATTCCCATTTATCTCTTAACATAGTCTTATGTTCGTATTCTGATTTCTTTAATAGTAATGAGAACTTATTAAAGTGTTGTAAATATTTGTTATGTAATAAAGGTATCTTAATTGATTCAGCGTCTAATTCTGTATCATCTAATTTAAAATCTCTATCTACTGATTGTTGTAATTCTTCTAATGTCATGTATATATTGTATCACCTTTTTAATTAAAAGTAAAGCCTATGAAGAAGAAATCTGTACTATTTCGTAACCCATATAACTAAAACTGGCAGTTGCTTGCAAATAATCAACATCGCTTGCCTTGATATCATAAGATAATGATCCTAGAGATATAGGATAAACATTTTTAAATCGTATTTCAGTTTTAGCAATGTTCTTACTATTTAATACTGTGAGTGTGGCGTCTGAATAAATTGCACCTTCATTTAACGGTGTTGCTGTATTTGATCCTGTTGCTGCTGAACTTGCAGTTGAACCGGCAAACCTATCACTACCTGTTGCCAAAAGCGCTGCAAATTGTGAATCGGATTCTGGCGTACCTAAACCAATTAACCAATCATGCAACTCTTTATAATTATTTAAATTTTCATCTACAAGAAAAGACAAATCCAAATTGCTAAAAGATAATGTAGACCCTGGTAAAGCTATTGGTTTCAATCTTGTAGGTTGTTGAACCTCATCTAATGATAGACCAGGTATGTTTGCTGTCTGTACAGTAAACTCAACTAGCGGAAGTTTAGTCATTTTGAACCTAAACTGAATTGGACTTGCATAGTCAAATTTAGTAGTTGTTCTGTCAATTACGTTTGATGTTGTCATACTACTATTTATAACGGTTTTTTAGACCAAAAAAAGGGGGCCGAAGCCCCCTTTTTCATAATCGGTATCAACCAATACTACATAATGTTAGAAACTTTAACACGTCTGTAATAAACGTTTTGATCTCCAGCAGCAGGTGACGTTAAGTCAATTGCGCCGTCTCCGTCAGTAGTTGCGAAAGGATTAGCAACCATACCATATCTAGTTTTGAAACCGATTTTTGGTTGGAAACTATCTTGACCAACTGCTCTTACCATTTGTAATGGCACGTAAGGACAATAGAAAATCCCAGAGTCGTATGGTGAAGTACCTTTGTAACCTACAACGTAGAATTGAGAAGCAGAAATGTTTGCACTATATGGATCAATGTAAACTTTAAATTTACCATTTAATACACCAGCGAAAGTATTTCCTGTGTCATCAACGTTTAAGTTAGTATTAAGAGCAGGAGCGTAATCTAATACACCACTCATTTGAAGTGCCGAAGCAACATCAGCTGAACAGATAATTATATTACCTTTTCCTCTTCTTGTTAGTTGACCAATTGCATTAGCATCTCTTTCAAGTTGGAATAATAGTCCTTTGAATTTCTCAACTGACCATCTACCATTTGAATCTGTGTCTAAGTCAAATATACCAGCAGTAGTAGTATTAACTTGAGCACCAGCTTTTGCAGTAGTGTAGATTGTTCTAACAACTTCTCTGTTGATTTCCGCAAGGATTTCAGAAGATAGGATGTTAGCAAGTTCTGTTTCAGCGTCTAAACCGTGGATTGCTTTTAAGTCTTGTGCAAGTTCCATAGTGTATTCAGCTTTAAGAGCTCTTGATTTAGCAGTAACCGTAACTTTATCGAT